ACTATGTTATAATCACACGGCAAGGTATTGAGAAGATCGCGGCAAAAGAAAATATTGCAATCAATTACGAGGTTGTGAAATGTGAACCTAACTTTGCAGTTGTAAAAGCATATGCAAAAAAAGAGGGAGTGCAAATTGAAACATTTGGTAGTGCATTAAAAGGGGTAAACTATAAAGATGGAAATTGCAATAGTTGGTACGTAATGGAAATGGCAGAAAAAAGATCTTTATCACGAAGCGTTTTAAAACTTACCGGGTTTTATGAGTTAGGGGTATTTGGCGAAGATGAAAGTGATGATTTTAAACGAAAATAATATGGAAACTAATATACAACAAAACACACTGTTTTCTTTAAAAGATATTTTACCTAAAACAAAACCAGAAAAAGCTGGGGTAAGGGAACACGATATGTTTTTTAGTAGATGGATTAGAGCTAATTTAAAAGATTCTTATAAAGGTTATAGATGTTATGATATTGATTTCGTATTATGGGATAAAAAGAAAAAACAATTGCGTATTATTGAATTAAAAAGTTTTAACAAAGAATTAAAACCAGATCATAAATTAATGTTGCAGTTGTTCCACACACAGTTTTCAAAAGGTATGGATAAAGGTTGGCAATATAAAGGGCTACATCTTATAACATTTGAAAAAAATACTTTTGATGAAGGAAAAGTATATCTAAATAAAAAAGAAATAAATGAATCAGAATTAATACATTTTTTAAATTTTGACATTGAAGAAAAACAATTATTAATTAATCAATAAATATATATATTATGAGTGCAATTATCAATGCGTCTATTCGAGTAGACAAATTACCACGAGAAAAATTTGTGAAGGGAAAAGACGGGGCAGTGTATTATAATCTGACCGTATCAATAAATGATGAAACAAGATTTGGTAACAATGTAGCTATTATGGATAGCCAAACTAAAGAAGAGCGCGAGGCTAAAGTTGCTCGTAATTATTTAGGCAATGGAAAAGTAGTATGGACAGATTCAAATATTGTTTTAGCTGAAAGAGAAGATCAGGTTGCCCCTCAAAGCCAAGAAGTATCAAATGAGGATTTACCATTTTAATTAAATTAATCAATTACAAAAAGGGTGTTTGTTTTTAACTTACACCTTTTTTTTATACATTTAACAAATGACAGAAAAAGAAACAGAACAGAATATGCTAATGGAATTTATAACAGAAACGTGTTATATAGACATTACAAAAAAAGTTGACTTTCCGCCGGTTGCATTATCATTTGGCGAAAAAGTTTTAAAATCAGATAAAAAAGAAGGTGATACAATAGTACCAATAGCAATAGGAACTTTTGGAAATTTAAGTGTTATTACTGCGCCACCAAAAACGCGTAAAACATTTTTTGTTTCATTATTAGCATCAGCTTATTTAAGTGGCTCAAATATTTATGGGGGACAAATTAAAGGGCATAGAGGTAATGGGGATTTAATTCATATAGATACTGAACAATCACCTTTTCACGCTTCCCGGGTTTTTCAAAGGCCTTTATTAATGGATAGTAATATTCCAAAAAATAAGTATCATACTTTTGCGTTGCGCACGGTCGGTTTTAAGGAGCGTTTAGAATTTATTGAATACTATCTAAAAGAAAATATAAAAGAGCCCTCTTTGTTGATTATAGACGGCGTAGCGGACTTGTGCTCTGATGTAAATTCAATAGAGCAAAGTAATCTTTTAGTAAACACTTTAATGCGTATTTCAACACAATATAAAGTACACATAATAACTGTAATACATCAGAACTATGGAAGCCAAAAACTGGGAACAGGCCACTTAGGTAGCGCCCTAGAGAAAAAAGCAGAAACAGTTGTGTCTTTAGAGGCTAATACAATGAATAAAGGTTGGGTGACTGTAAAATGCGGCAGAAGTCGTGGTTATTCTTTTGAAACATTTAGTTTTGAAGTAAATGAAAAAGGGTTGCCTACAATAGTAAATGATTTATATGATCCGTTAAAATAGATATGACACAAAAAACAATGATATTAGTAGCAGCTAAACACCAACAATGGGTAGATATAGTTTTATCCTTCGGGTGCAATCAAGAACAAGCTGAAGATTTGGTTCAGGAAATGTATATAAAAATTATGCTTTTAATAGAAAGGAAAGGTTTAGATATAATGTACAATGAAAATGAAATAAATTACTACTATATTTTTTTAACTTTAAGAACATTGTTTTACGATTTAAAAAGGAAAAGTAAAAACATTACTATGGTTTCTATGGATGACATACATTTAACAACATCAGACGTAAACTATCAAGAGCCATATGATAAAATACAAAAAGAGCTATCAAAAATGTTTTGGTATGATCGCAAAATATTTGAAATAATTAATGAGGGCGAAACCATTGCTGAATTATCAAGGAAAAGTTTAATTCATTATCACTCGTTATATAACACTTACAGGAGAGTAAAAAAACATTTAAAAAAATTATTATGAAACTAGGAAACCTAATTTATTACATTACAAAGTATACTGGTATTAAATACCTAGTAGATAAATACCATAAGTTAAGAGGCACTAAATGTGATTGCAATAACAGAAGAAAAAAGTTAAATGAAATAAAAATTGAAAGATGGTAAAATTTAATAAACAAGATTTTGAAAGCTGGAGTAACTTTAGGTCTGAACCAAAAAGCACATTACAAGGGAATGAGTTTGAACTTATATGCCAGTTGCACGCAAAGTACTACAATCATAAATACCATAAACCTTGTACTTGTAATCCAAAAAAAATAAAACTATGGATAAAACAATTAAATGTAATTTGGAACAATGGGAATTAAAACAATAAATGAGTGGGAAAAGGCTGTTGTATTTTTGCTTAACCTTGATGGGTGGGATTTAAAGCATTGCGGCGAAGGTAATTCAAGATATGATGCAAAAGGAAAAACACCTAAGGGCAAAGATTGTATAATTGAAATGAAATTCCGCAATAAATACTATGAAGATAAAATGCTTGAAAAAGATAAATATGATGCTTTAATGGCAATAGAAAATGTTATTAAACTTTATTTTGTAAATGACCCTAAAGGAAACTTTATGTATTACTTAGACACATTAAAGATGCCAGAGCTAACGAAAAAGTATTGCCCTGACACAACAGTGTATACAAAAAAAAGATTGCTTAAAGATGTTTATTTATTAACTGAGAACGAAGCCGTTAGGATAAATATAAATATGGATCCAAATTAGTTGTTAAATATTTTGTTTATAATATAGATTTGCGTATATTGCTTTATATTAATTTTTAATCAAAACAAAATGAATAAGTATTACGAAACATTACAAAACATATTAGATAATGGTCAAACGCAATCTAATAAAAAAGGAAATATAATATATTTATTAAATGAGGTTTTATCTATGGATAAGACTGATCTAACACAAATATTTAGTGAGCATAAAATAGCTAAGAAAAAATTAGGTGCTGAGCTTGAATTATATTTTAAAGGTATTACTGATGTAAAAGAATATAATAAGATAGGTATAAATTGGTGGGACTATTGTGCCCCTGAATTAATTAATAGTTATCCTACTTATTTTTCAAAGTTGCCTGCGCTTATAAATAAAATAAATACTGAAAAGCGATCTTCAAAAAATTATGTTCTTTTTATAGGAGAAACAGGAGTGCCAACAAACCAATTGCCCTGCCTTAGTTTAATACAATTTCAAATAAGTGATAACAAACTTCATATGACGGTGTTTCAAAGAAGTGCAGATAGTAGTTTAGGATTGCCTTCGGATATTTATCAAATGTATTTAATAAGTAAATTAATAAATGTAGAGCTCGCTAATATTACTTTTTTTATAGGCAATGCTCATATTTATGAAAACAACATTGAAAACACAATTAAATTATTAAATGGTGAAAATCCAAAGTTTAGCTTAAACGTATAAGTTATGATAGTAAATGAAGCGGCTTGGGAAAAATTAAAAAAACAAATAGAATTTCATACAGAACAAGATAGTGAAATAACAGATGTACTAATTAACTACCAAGTAAAACCAGGAAAAAGAAATTATTTAAAACTAAACATTACAATAGACGAATGGGACAAAATAACAGAATAGAAAAATTAGAGGCACAAGTTGAAATATTAAAAGCACAATTACAAGATGCACAATTACATACTTATGTAGGTGAAACAGATAGCTTGCATTGTTCAGATGGTGAGTTGTATATTGGTTACGATGATAACAAAACACTTGTAATAGAAGTAGACCAGCTTTTTAGAGATTTACCAAGTATAATTAATATGGTATGTAAAGAACAAAAGAAGATGCAAGAAATGCACCTTAAAATGATTAAACAAGCACTATGATTTTACTAATTGATGCAGATAGTTTAATTTTCGCAAGTTGCTATCGAAAAAAAGAAACGCCGGATGATGAATTGTACTATACAGATATTGAAGATAGCAGGAATAAGTTTGACCAGCAGTTTATGAAAATTGTTAATGACTTAGAAGAGAAATTTCCTATAGACAAAGTATTATGTTTTAGTGGTTCAAAGGGTAATTTTAGAAAGCTAATCACTAATAATTACAAAGCCAACAGAAAAAAACAAGAACTGCCCCCTTTATTAAGTGAGATGCACCAATTTGTAAAAGAACAATATGATAGCATTTGGGGCTACGGCGTAGAAACAGACGATATGGTGGCTAGGTACTGGAAACAAATATCTGATGATATTGGCAGAGGTGAGGTTATGATTGTGAGTATAGATAAAGACTATAAGCAATTTCCTTGTATGATGTATAATTATCATTATAAGCATCAAGAGGTGTTAGACATATCAGAAGAAGAAGCAATGTATAATTTTTATGAGCAAATGATAGTGGGAGATTCCGCTGACAATGTGAATTACCATAAAGGGCGTGGGAAAAAGTTTGCACAAAAGTATTATGCAGATTGCAATACAAAATATCAATACACAAGAAAATTATACGAATTATTTAAACAAAAATATAAAGGTAAGGCAAGACAAAAATATACAGAATGCTATCACTTATTAAAATTAAGAACTGAATGAAAGATAAAATAGTTGAAGACCTAAAAAAAGAATTTGATATAAGAAGTTGTGTAGGAATAGACAAATACAAAACAACACTACAAGATAATAACAGAGACGATTTTCTGCAACATTTAAAAGAAGAATTAATGGATGCAGCATTATATATACAAAAACTGCAAAGCAATGATAGATGATTTAGAGATAGTCAAAGAAGCGATAAAAAACCAGGACTATCAAGATGCAATTAAAATGATTAATGATATACAAGAAGATTTAAAAATATTAGCTTTATGCAATACAATACAGTAACAACTATAATAGAAACTCCAGAACAAGTAAGTGAATTACTTATTTCATTAACTGGTTTAGATATATACAAACAAACAAGAGAAACAGAATATGTTGAACATAGAGCTTTGCTTTGTTATCTATTAAGAAACAAACTTGATATGAGATGGGTAAGCATATCTGACTTTATAATATCAAAAGGTAAATCTTATGATCACGCTACAGCAATACACGCAAACAAAATGTATCCATTGTACAAGAAGGATAGATTTGATTACTATGATAAACTTGAAAGCAACTTTATTATTAAATCACAAATAGAGTATAGCCAGATCTCTAAATTAGAAGTAATACAAAAAAAGTATGAAACACTAGAGAAAGATTATTTCAAAGCAATAGAAAAGTTAAGCAAATATGATGAACAATACTCTAATGGGTATACACCAAATGAAATGCAATACAGAAGCCTAGAAGAAGAACAAAAAACTATGTATGATGAAAGAGCAGCTTTAGTATTAAAGTCTTTTGAATGGAAACAAAATAATAGTGAGTATGAAATAATAAACTGTGCGACGTAATGGATATAATAAAAACAATATTATGTTTAGCATTAAGTTTTGGATTTCATTGTATAGTGTGGGAAAATGATTATGTAAAGTCTACATTTTGGAAAATTTATTGGGCTATCGTAATACTATGTTTATTACCTTTAATTATGGCAATATGATAAAGAAAGAATGGCTATTTATGCAAACACCAAAAGAGAAAGCATACCAATTAGTAAAAGCATTTTATGTGGAAACAACAACAAGCACAGAAGCAAAACAATGTGCTAAACTACATATAAGCCTTATACTAGAAAATGAAATAATAAAACCACACAACAAGATAACATTAGAATACTATCAAGAGGTGCTAAACGAAATAGAAAAGCTATGAGCAGAAAGAAGCTAATACAAAAGCTACAACAACTATTTGATAAATTACCAAAGGGTAAAGAAAGAAAAGCAATAAGAGAAAGACTACTAAAATTAAAGCTAAATAAAAACGTTGAGTAATTACGTTATATAATTGAATAAACAAATTTCTATCAAATGGATAAAAGAAAAAACAACGGTGGTAAAAGAGAGGGTGCTGGTAGACCAAAGAAAGCAGATGAACTTAAACTAATCGAAAAGTTAGATAACCTTATAGATAATGATGAGGTAATTAAAACACTTGGTAAACAAATACTAAAAGGTGATAGCAAGGCTATGTCTTTGTATTTCGGTTACAGATATGGTAAGCCTAAAGAGAGTGTAGATATAACCTCAACAGATGGTTTCAATATTAACTTTAAAGATATTATCAAGTTTAAGTGATAGAAGTTGACCCAAAGTATAACCCTATCCAAACATCAGATGCAAGGTATTATATTGTTACTGGTGGACGTGGTTCGGGTAAATCGTATTCTATAAACTTGTTATTGTTGTTGCTCACTTTTGAAGCTGGGCACACAATTCTATTTACAAGGTTTACATTATCATCTGCATACATTTCTATTATACCAGAATTTATAGACAAGATAGAAACACTTAAACTACAAGACCATTTCTATATCACAAAAGATGAAATAAGAAATAAGCTATCAGGAAGCAAGATAATCTTTAAAGGTATCAAGACATCAAGTGGTGATCAGACTGCAAATTTAAAATCCTTAACAAACGTAAGTACGTGGGTAATGGATGAGGCGGAGGAATTGCAAGATGAAAACATATTTGACAAGATAGATTTAAGTGTAAGAAACCTCAACCAAAAGAATAGGGTAATCTTAATTTTAAACCCAGTCACTAAAGAGCATTGGATATACAATAGGTTCTTTGAAGATAAAGGTGTACAAGCTGGGACAAACTCAACCAAAGGCAATACATCATATATACACACCACATATTTAGATAACATAGAAAACCTATCTAAAAGCTATTTAGAGCAAATAGAAAACATTAAGAAACGTAGACCAGATAAATACAAGCACCAAATGCTTGGAGGCTGGTTAGCAAAAGCGGAAGGAGTTATTTTTAATAACTGGAAGATAGGGCAATTTAAGAAAGTAGGTGTAAGTGTGTTTGGACAAGATTATGGTTTTGCATCAGATGAAAATACATTAGTTGAAACCAATATAGACACGACAAACAAAATAATCTATTTAAAAGAATGCTTTTATTTAAAAGGTCTTACCACATCACAGATAGCTGAACTGAACCTTAAACACGCTCAAAACAAGCTTATAGTAGGCGATAGCGCTGAACCTAGATTACTACACGAGCTGAAAGCAAAAGGTTGTAATGTAGTCAAAGCAATAAAAGGTCAAGGTTCAATTACCTACGGCATAGCCTTACTACAAGATTATGATTTGATTGTAGAAGAAAATAGTATAAACTTAATCAAAGAACTAAACAACTACTCTTGGTTAGAAAAAAAGTCTAAAACACCACAAGATAAATTCAACCATATCATTGATGCTATACGATATGCAATCTCATATCAACTACAAAATCCAAACAGAGGTAATTACTTTATTTCATAAAAGTTATTAAATTATTTGTTTATATGATATTTATTTGTATATTGCATTATTATTAATTAACAAAAACAAATATGACAAACCAAGAAATTTTTTACAAAGGGATAGATAAGCTAGGCTTAACAGACAAACAAAAGCTAGATGTTAAGATCCTAGCATTAGAATACGCACATCAAGAATATACTAAAGCTGCAAAACTAGGTCACGATAGATTAATGGGTTATTTAGAAAAGCAATATGTATAGTAATTGTTGTGGTGCAGAAGCATCTTATTTAAGTGATGAATTATGTGGATCTTGTTTAGAACACGCAGTATTTAACGAAATAGAAGAATAAATAAAACAGATATGAAAAAATTAATAAACAGATTTTTAGTAAAGAAAAGCATCAAGCCTTATAAGTTAGTACCTTTAACAACTGGTGTTATTGTAGAACATTACCGTAATGGTAAATTAAAAACAGAATATTATGGATTGGTATAGTCCACCCGAATACAAAGAGTATGAATGCACAGAATGTGGTGCAGAAATAGATAAGCCTGGAGTTTGTAGTGGCACTTGTCACGAGGCAAGTATGATTTAGTTGGTTAAGTTAAGTTGAAATTAGGTAGGCAGAAATGCTTACCTTTTTTTATTATATTTACCTTACTATAAAAAAC